ATGGTTACAAAAACTTTTGAAGGATGTAGCTACACCGAGTTTTGGGTGTCCCCGTCCAACTGGCAAAAAGCTACTAAAAAAGATTTAGACAAAGAATGGTATGTGCAATGTACTTTCTTTGACCCTCGCTATGAAAAGAAATATCCTAAAGGCTTTCCCTATCGTAAAAAGGCTAATAGACCTAATACTATAGAGGAACGAAAAGCAATGATTTCTTTTCTTCTCAAAAATATCCCCAAGCAACTTAATGACGGATATAATCCTATCATTAAGAAGTATATGCATCTACAAAAGGAGGGGTTATATCCTGATTTGCATTTCATTGAGGCTTTTAGACGAGCATTAGAAATAAAAACAGGAACTAAATCACACCTATATAACATAAAATGTGCTATAGATAGATTAGAAAAGGCTAGTGAGGTTCTCGAAATGCAGAACATTAAGGTTAAAGACTTGCGACGTGTGGATTTAAAGCGTATGCTTGACTGGCTACAACTCCCTGATAAGTATTATAACAGATTCGTGATTTACTTCTCAAGTCTGTATCGAGAGCTTATAGAGTATGAGTGCTGCGAGAGTAATATTACAAGGGATATATACCCTAAAAAGACTTTCAAAGAACCCCGCCTTGTGCTTGAAAAAAGTGAATTAGACAAGGTAAAGGAACATTTAGAAGAGCATTATCCTGATTTTTATCGTTATATGATGATATTCCTCTACTCAGGAGCACGTAACACAGAGCTTTTCAGACTACAGCGCAAAGATGTAGATTTGGATAAGCAGGAGTTTGTTATACTCCTTGAAAAAGGCGGACAGTATAAACGATGTACTAAGGTGATACTTAGCCCTGCATTGGAATATTGGTGTGAAGTATGTGAGGAGTGTCAAAGTCCTGATGATTACCTATTTTCCTTGAACTTCGTACCCAGTAAGAAAATGGGACATACAGAGATTGTAACACGTTTCTGGAAACGAAATGTAAAGGATAAACTTGGTGTTGATGCTGACTTTTACGCTCTCAAACACTATATGCTTGATAATTTGGATAGTGATACGGCTATGCTTCTGGCTTCACATACCAACAAGAATACCACCGCTATATATCAGGTCAATAAGGCTAAAAAAGAGAGGGAAATGCTTAAACAGCTGAAAATAGAGATATAGAAAAAGCCCCAATCAAGGGGCTTTCTTTATTCTGTAACTACTTTAAGTTTAGGTTTTATAACCGCAAAAGGTTGTTGCAGAAGATATTTTTGTATAATATCAAGGGGAAGCGAGAATGCTCTCGCAAGCTCATTCTCAGTATAACCAAGCTCCTTTAGGTGCAAACCTACAGATGTGCTAAATACTTGAGGATAATCAATGGAAACAGTATCTTTTTCTTTTTTCTTCTCTCCACTTCTGCTCAACTCAATATTGAGAAATTGGTATCTATCCTTATCTATTGCCCCTAATGATTGTGCTCGTTTGACAATAGCCGCCTTTGAGGTTAGCCAATAATTTTTTAAAGCACTAAGAGCGGACACCTTGAGATTTCCCAAAGACTTTATTATAGCATTTTTTGGCATTAGAAACTCCGAAGCAAAATCATTAGCTTCTTGCTCCTTGTTTCTGCCAATGGGTATAGGAAAATCAGGTGAGCAGTGCATAATCAAGTGACCTAACTCGTGAGCTAATGTAAATCGTTTCCTATCATTCGTAAAACGTTTATTTATAACTATAACCGCAAACCCTTTAGGAGTAAAAAATGAGATTCCATCAAACTTTTCATCAGTATTGAGTTCATATATAATAATCCCCTTATTCTCTATCACTTTAAAAATATCGTGTATAGGCTCATCGGGTGCTATTCTAAAGTTTTTCCTCGTAAATATAGCTACTTCTTCAGGGGTATATCCCTCTTCTAAGTCTAATGTAACTAAGGAAAAATCAGGATAATCTACAGAGTCAGCCATTTCATCTATGAGATAGCCTATAAACTTGCACGAAGTCTCAAAGTCCTGTAAGAGTGTCTTTGATATAGATGATTTTTTACGATAATTTGCTATCGCTAAGTCAATATTTATCTTTTTTGCAAAGAACTCTTTAGGAAAATTGAGGGTTTCAAAAATCCTTTCTAAAAGTTCGTCTGAAAGACCTCCAAGTCCTTTTTCAAACTTGGATAAGTTAGATTGTGAAAGCCCTTGCACTGCTTTTGACAATTCCGTTTGTGTGAGCCCCCTATACTCTCTGGCAAGGGTAAGCTGTGAGTGATTAACTTTCATTTTCGTTAGGTTTTTGATAAGCGCAAATATATAATTTTTATTTGAAATTGTATATAATTTTCTAACTAAGTTATCAACATTCCTCTTTAAAAACCTGTGTTATTTTTTAAACGTTAAATTTCTTTCGTGTTTCTTTATAATTTCTTAATTTTGTACCTAATTTAATTTACACCAAAAAGTAATTATGGAAATAGAGACCGAACTAAAAAGTAAATTAGAACAGCTTTATAATCGTGTAGAAAGTCTTAAAGACCAAATTAACACGGAGGAAGCAACTAAAAACGCCTTCATCATGCCTTTCTTGCAAATACTCGGTTACGATGTATTCAACCCTACTGAGGTTATTCCTGAGTATGTAGCGGATATAGGTACTAAGAAAGGAGAAAAGGTAGATTATGTAATCAAGAAAGACGATCAGGTCGTGATTATCATTGAGTGCAAACATTGGAAAGAGAATATCAATGCTCATAACTCACAATTGCACAGATACTATCACGTTACCGATGCACGTTTTGGTATTATTACCAACGGAATCGTGTATGACTTCTTCACAGATCTTGAAAAGCCAAATATCATGGACAATAATCCATTCCTTACTGTGAATTTGGCTAATCTCAAGGACAGCACCATTAAGGAACTGGTGAAGTTTACCAAGGCTACTTTTAGCATTGACAATATATTAGAGAGTGCAGAAGCTCTCAAGTATGTACGTGCTTTCAAGAATGAGTTTGAAAAGGAGATACAGGAGCCTTCGGATGACTTTATCAAGCTATTGGCACGCCGTTTCTTTGATAAGCAAATCACCTCTGGACGTTTGGAAATATTCCGTGGGTATCTCAAGCGTGCAATGACCTCCTATTTCAATGATACAATTAATAATCGCCTAAAAACAGCCCTTGACATTAACGAGGGAAAAGCACAACAGCCCAAGGACGAACCTTCAGAAATGGAGCCTATAGACGAGGGAGACGAAAATAGAATCGTTACCACAGAGGAAGAGTTAGAGGGCTTTCAGATAATCAAAGCGATTGTTAGAGAGAAAGTACCCGCTTCACGAATTGCCTATCGAGATACTATTTCCTATTTTGGGATATTATTGGACGATAACAACCGCAAGCCTATTTGTAGGTTACACTTCAACGGCGCAAAGAAATATATCGAGTTCTTTGACAAAGGAAAAGACAGCTCCGAAAAGGTATTTATTGACAGCTTGGACGATATTTACACTCACAAGGAACGCTTATTACATACAGTTGAAATTTACTAACTTAAATACATAACACATGAAAAAAGTACTATTGCTGCTCGTAGGGCTTGTTCCTTTTTTAGGACATAGTCAATTTATATTGACAAAAGATGGAATGGTTGATGAGAAAGATCAAAGTAAAAATTACCTTGTCTATAATTTTGAAGGAAAAACAGCTAATGAATTATATGTTAGTGTCCTTACGGTTCTTACTAATTATTATGTCTCTGCAAAGGATGTTATAAGTAAAGTTGAAGGAAAAATAATATCTATTAATGGAATACAAAATAGAGGAATTTGTTATGGTAATTTTATGGGTGGGTGTAATCGTCGTTTTGATTTAATATACACTATATCAGTTGATTTTAAAGACAATAAAATAAGAATAAACTCTCCAGTAGTAGCAAAATCAAAAGGTGATAGTTTTAACAATAATAATACATACTCATTAGTTGGGGGTGGTGGATTATTTGGCACTTATAGTACTTTTAATAAGGAAGGTGAATTGAAAGATGAAAGTTCAAAAAAGAGTATAGAAGAGTTTTTTAACACATTGGTTAAAGCCATAATAGAAGGAATAGATAATCAAAATAAAGATGATTGGTAAAACAAAAGCCCCTTAATTGGGGCTTTTATTATGGCTTCAATTTAATGCCTTTAGTAGTAAGTTCATCTATTCCTCTTTTCACCCCTGCCATATCCTTTTTCATTCCTGATATATCATCTTTTACTTGGTGAAGTTGGTATGTATTGGTATCAATGTTTGCAAGGTGTCTTAATTGTCTTTCTGAAAGACTCACTAAAGATTGGTGCATTTCCTTTACGCCATCAACAGTTTGCTTCTCTAAAGCCGTCATAAGTGTAAAACGTCCGTTGAGTTCTTCTCCCGTGTCTTGGCTCATATGGGTAAATCCTTTTTCTACTGCTTTGCGTTGCTCATTGAGGAAATCAAATCCATTCGCTTTACCCATCTCATTCCATTGTTTAAGGAATGTTTCCATTTCTGAAATCTTACCTTTCATAGCGTTACCAAAGTTAGATACTAATTGAGATGACTGTCTCGCAAAATTTTCACTATCACCACTTTCTTCCCCTGCTTTTCGAAGTTTTTTCTGAAGTTCTTCGAATGGTTTAGCTACATAGAGTTCATACATCAGTTGCTTTCCTAATTTACCTATTACATTTCCTACCGATTTAGCAAAACTCTCAAAAGCGTTTTCTCCTTTCTGTAGAGCATTATATACGTTATCTGTAATAGATTTACCAAGTTCGCCAAAGGTATTTTTAATATATTCATCAAACTTTTTTTGTGCTTCTTGAGCTCTATCATATTGGTTTATGATTTCTTGTAGTGCTTCCTTTCCTCCTTCTCCAAATTGTTCTGTTTTGACTATACTTTCAGCTAATTCTCTATTAAATTCTCCATTTGACTTAATTAAGTCAGGATACATTGATGTTAATTTGCTATAGTCATTAACTGATTTACTCCACCAAAGAAAACCCTCTTTATGACTTCCTGATACGATATCGATTTTATCTAAAGAAGTTTCAAACTTATCATTTGTACCTTTTATTTTTTTATACTCTTCATAAAAATTATAATCTTTTGCTGTACGGGTATCCCAATAACTTCTAACATTCCCATCATCAAATAAATTCTTTTGTAACTTTGTCCATTCATCATTGTATATCTTCAGATATTCTAATGAGCTTGCAATTTCTTTAGTACCAAAGATAGAAGTATTTCCTTTCATTAGCATTCGTTCTTCCCAAAGAAGTCGGTTATATTCACTCTGCTGAGCCAATTTTGAAGCAGCTATTTCTTGTAGTTTCTTTTCGTGTTCCATACGTGCTTTTGATTGTGCTTCAATGCCAGATGTAACTAATCCTACTACAGCTCCAATAGCGGCACCCCAACCACCTCCTATAGATCCTCCTGTCTGCGCCATTGATAATGTACGGTTAAGAGTGTTACTTACCGTTTGCATAGTTTGTCCTATACGTTTCAATGTCTCATTCCCTGTACTCTGTCCCAGTTTTTCGAACTCTTGTCCTAACTGTCCAAATTCTCCAGTGATTGACTGAGCAGATGAAAGCATACCATTGAATGCTTCTTGCCATTCTGCGGTGTTAGGTTTGGCTTTGAATAGATTTTTGATATTTGTACCAAGTTTGCCAAATACGGTATCGCTACGGTCTGCTGTGTCTTTTGCTTGCTCTAACTGCTGGCGGAGGTTTTGAATAAATTCTACATTAGCACTGTTGCTCATGTCAAGGGTGCTTGCCAGCTGGTCAATCTCCTTTTCAGCATTCGCAATTGTTTGGCGTATTTCCTTAACGTTTTTTTTACGCATATTCTCAAAGAGTTTAGCAATAGCGGTACCCTCTTTCTTGTAGAGTATGTCCAGCTTCTTAAGCTCACGAGCTTTTTCGTCTTGTGCTTTTTTGACTTGTGGAGCATCTGCACCTAACTTGGCTTGCAGTGCGGTAATATCAGCATTATATTTCTCCTCAATAGCTTTACGTTGGTCTGTATAGGTTTGGTATTTCTCTAACAATCCATCTAACAACTTTTGTTCCTGTTGTATTTTGAGGGCGCTATTTTGCTCATTAGCTATGATTTCATTCTCATTGATTGCATTAAGACGAGCATTATAAGTCTCATTACTCATTAATCCTTTGCTATTGGTTCGTTCTTTTTCTAAGGCAATACGAGCATCCTCACCTCCACGACGAATAGCCTCCGCTTTTTCATCGTAGAAATAGTGAATAAGAGCTAATTCCTTATCATAGCCATCTTTCAAAGCATCTATTCCTTTCTTTTGTTCAGCTAACTCATTGTCAATGGTAATTCTTTGAGTCTGTAACAAGTGAGCTTCTTGGTCAAAAGTAGGGCGCTCAGATTTAGTGGCTTTGGTGGTTTTTGATTTTAAGTCGTCTCCAGTTAGTCCTTTGTACTCTTCCTTCTTTGTCTTTAATGTAGCTCTTTTTTCATCTAATTCTTTTTGAGTTTCATTTGATACACTTGTACTATTTTCATTCCTTTTCTCTATGGCTTTTATTTCTTTCTCTAAGGTTAATATTTCTTTTCGGAGAGCAATTACATTTGTTGTTTTTGTTTTCTCTTGCTCTATCATCTTTATATGTTCCTTATAAGCCTGATTGAAACGCCCTAAGTCTTCAAGAGAATAATTTAGAAAAGGATTGTTTGCATCTGTAAATTTCCATTGGTTTTTTGTGCTTACACTCTTCTTTCTATTGAATGCTTCGTATATTTTTTGTTTGGTCTCTTCTAATTGAGAAGTACTCATTCCATTGAGAGAATTGGCAAAATTATTTACATCAAAGCCAACTACAACTTTTTCCTGCTTTCCTTTTAAAATATTATCTTCCTTTATTTGACTTTTTAAATTATCAATGCTTCGTTGAATACCTAAAGTAGCAGTACTATCTACCTTTTTTTGTAGTTCCTCTAATCGTTTTATTTCAGCTTCTTTTGCCTTGATACCTTTTTCAGTCTTATTAACAGCGTCTCTGGACATACTTTCGTCCATAACAGCAAACTCACCATTGACATCTTTTAGGGCTTTAGCCATATTTCTCAATAAGTCATTCAGTGAGGAATATTGGTCAAAAACTCCTTTCATTGTACTTTTTAGCATTAAGAAAGCAGTGTTTCTCTGTTCCCAAGTCTTAGTTTCATCTTGTACAACTGAAATCAAATCATTTATATTCTTCTTCTGTTTATCTATGATATTTGCTTGTTCCTCCCGCAATTTGTTATGCCGTTCAGTAGCTCTTGTATTTGCATCTGTATTATCCTTCAATGCCCACATAGCAAATCCTAATGCAACAACAGCAGAAGCCACCAATACATAAGGATTGGCTTTCATTACGGTGTTTAAGGCAGCAGTAGTTATAGTTTGAGCTTTAGTAGCAGCAGTCTGAATACCTTTTGCAATAGCATCTTCCTTAGTAGCTATAGACCATCCTTTGGTAAGAGCAATATTGACTAATACCGCTGTCCTATATGTTCCGTAAGTAGCTATAAGCCCCGCTATTACCTTGCCTAATGTTTGATAGTTTTCTACCAAGAAAGAAACCCCTTGAATAGCCCCAGATATATACCCTTCAGATGCTTTTCCTATCTCATTGAGCATTTGGTCAAAACTATCCCCAAGATTGGATATTTGACCTCCTAACGACTTACTTTGTTCTGCCATTAGGTTAAAGAATAGCCCGCCTTCATTGGTCATATTCTTGATAACAGCTTGTACTTCAGGAAAGCCTATTTTACCTGCTGAAACCATTTCTTTAATCTCAGTTTCGCTCTTACCTACAACCTTACTCAATTCAGCAATAATAGGAATACCTGCATTCATGAACTGATACAAGTCATTCGTCATTAGCTTGCCTTGCGCTTTGACTTGTCCATACACGTGAATGAGTTGCCCCATAGGTACGCCCAATCCCGCAGCGACATCACCCATACGGCGAAGAGTTTCGGTTACCTCTTGAGCAGGAACTTGAAAAGCAAGTAAGCGTTTAGCCCCTTCAGATACTTCTTCTAATCCGAAAGGGGTTTTAGCAGCAAGGTCGGTGAGTTGTGCCATTAAGGCATTAGCTTTCTCCTTGCTTTTGAGCATAGTGCCAAAGGATATTTCAAGCTGTTGAAATTGGGAGCGGACTTCAATTACTTGGCTAACAAAAGCCTTTGCTTGTGAAAGCGTAAAGAAAGCCATTGCCCCTTTGGCAAGGTTATTAATAGACTGCTGGAGCTTGTCTGTCTCTTTTTGGGAGCTTTTCATTGAGTCATTGAGCATTTTCTCCATTTCTTTTACGCCTTCCTCTAATTTCTCAAGGCGCAAGCGGGCTTCAAAGTCTATACTTCCATTATTGTTATTCATAATAATCTGTTTTAAATGTAAAAAAAACGCCCCATTGCTGAGGCGTGGCACGCTAATCAGCGTTTGAACCTAATAAATATTAACAATCCTAAGAGTAATGTACTTGCTATAAGCCACCAAGGTAGGGAGCTAACTTGTTTTTGTGATTTTGTGGTTTGCCGCTGCTCCTGTACAATAGTGGCTTGTTGCTGGCTTGTAATAGTGCTTTCTTGCGTAATAGTATCCTCTTGGGTAAGGGCTTGGTTGTTGTTTTGGTTTATATGTATGGTTGCCTTACCTCCTCTTATAACGAGGGCTTCATTTGTGCCATCTCTCATACGAGTAAAATAGAGATCTTTGGAATTACCCATTTCGTCTTTGTCACTCTCAAGGGTGATTTCATAGAATTGGGATTGCTGAAGCTCAAAAGTAGCGACCTTTTGGGACTTTTCTATGTGCGTAGCGCTGTCTTTTACCTCCTTCCTTTCGCTCCGTTGCTCTTCTCTGAGCTCTGTTTTGTTTAATTTTTTGCCTTTGCAACCAGTCAGTAACAAAAGGGCTAATAGTAAATACAAAATCTTTCTCATACATAACTATTTTGCTTTTTCAATTTCTTTAATTAGTGCTTTGAGGCTCTCTGCATAGTTTGGAGCAGTAGCATAACCTGCCTTTGCTACTTCCTCGGCAAACTTGTAAGGGTCTGCTTTGACCTCCAACGCTTTGGCGTATCGTTTGTTCCTGAAAAAGAAATTAGCGTGGTCTGTGAAACACTCTTCAGGGGTATCATATTTCATAAACCAATCTCGTACGATATATAGGTATTTGCCATCTGTACGTTTGGTGATACTAATCACTTCAGGGAATTTGCTCTTTTCGTTAGGAGTAGTGAGTACCTCTGTAGTTCTTAGGAGTTGCTTTTTCTCATTGGGAGTGCTACTAATAAGGCTCTTAGGTACTTTTATACCAAAGAAGTTATTCCCTATAGGACTTTTCCCCCACGCACTCTCTAACCCTGCCTGAGCAAGGATAAAGAGTGCCGATATACCCGTCTTTCGCTCGCTTTCAAGGGCTACGGGCTTGTAGGTTTTGATAAAATTAAGCTGTGTTTGGTTCATGGTCTTCTGTGTTTTGTGGGTTATCTTCATTGTTGCTTATAGGGTTCATTCCTCGGTTTATATCGTTGAAAAAATCTTTCAATTTGCCCTCTCGCTCGTAGTTATACAAGGCTTTCATTACGAATTGAGGGGGGTATTTGCCCCTTGTAAGCACAAATACATTCTTTACGATCTTGCTCACGGGGTAGAATAACGTCATTAGCTGTACAGACATCTTGAACATTTTCCCTATTCCTGATTCATCAAGTGGAATGCTAAGTATAGCTAATGATATATAGGAAACAGAAATCACAAATATCATCATCGTATTTCCCACGAGAAAATCTTTTATATCAAACGTCCCCGTTTTGAAGTGATACACTCCGCCTACTAACGCATTGAGAAATAAGGCAAAGCAAATCCCTGCAAAGAAAAATTCGTTATTTCCTCTCCATGTCGAGAAATACGAGTACAACATCAGAAGTGGAATACTCTTGAAAAAAGCAATGAAGAAGTAATAAATCCTGTCCCGCAAGTGTATTTTGTCATCAAAGTAAAAGAGCAGCACCAGGGGCGTACACCATATAGCGATTTTTATTTTGGCTTTCAACAGCCATTGTAATAGTTTGTTCATCTATGATAGGTTAATAAGTTTGTCTAATTCCTCGTTGTAGTCAGGGCTTTTATCGGTTACCACCTTGCCTTTGTCCTTGTCATCACTGTAGGAATATTCAGGGATTACGCTATTGTAAAGGAGCAAATTGGCAAAGGATATTTCATACAAAGCCTCATAGATACTTACATTAGGATATTGTTTTAAAAAACCACCGACTATCGCCCAGAGGCTGTCGTTTAACTCACTTTCATTGTCGGTTTTAGCAGATTGGCTTCGTTTAGGAAAGTGATAAGCATAAAAAAATCGGTAGTCTGCATTTTGCCGAGTAGCCGAATGAATAATATCCCTACTTCTTGAATGCTCATTTGGTAGAAAATCTTATCAGTAAGCCTCTTTATTTGGCGTTCTTTAGGGTTTAGCCACTCCTTAAGCCATTGCCAAAAGGTTGGCTTTGGGTGTGAGGCTCCAAGTATCATCAAAGCTAAGGCACGGGCAACATGCTTACCATAAGGGGCTTTTTGGAAGGCTTCTCCTATGGTCTTTTCTCTATTGATTTCCTCCATTGGTATATGGGCTATCTCTTGAGATACAAGTATCAAGGTTCCAATAGTGGGTTGTGGTACTTGGTACTTTGTCCCTGCTATGATTACCTCTTCGGCTTGTTGCAATAGGGTTTGTGCTGTTTTTTGTTGAATATTGTCCATCTTTTTAGTGATTAATGATTAGTGATTAATGCTCAAACTAAGCACTAACCACTAACCTCTAATTATTAACTGTATTGCTTGAGCATTTTCCCTGTCTTTGGTTTCAGAGCGGTGAAGGTGTATTTTATCTTACCTCCGTTCTCACTGTCCCAAGTCCTTACTACAGACACGCTGGCACGGTCTATGATAAAGCCTTTGGCACTGGTGTTTTCAGGGGTAAGGCGTACCGCGTACTGGTCAAGGACAATCCCATCGTTGTCGGGAATAGGAGCGGTTAGGTCGTCCGTCTCATAGATTTCAAATTCCAGCTTGTATTTGCTGACATTTTTACGGGTAGCGATCACCTCGCCGCCCTCTACTTTGGCTTCCTTGCTCTCACCTTCTTCAGTTTCCAATTTGGTAGTGTTTTCCACTGGGGTAGGGAAAGCCTTCCAAGTAGGTGTATTAGGCAAGTCGCCGTTTTCTAATTTTACATATTCTATTTTGGGTTTTCCCCAGCTTAAAATGTTTGCCATGTTCTAAATGTTTTAATAGTTACTAAATCTTTTGTATCTGAGGACGACATTAACCAAGGTTTGGTTATCGTCTTCCTCAAAGCTATGAATGGTTTGTTCTTGATAAAAGCGATACTCATCAGTTATACGAGCCACTAAGCTACAGATAAAGGCTTCTATCTCCAAAATACGAGCAATGTTTTTTATTTTTTTCTGTGCTCCTGCATTGATTTTAGGTACATAGAAGTTAATATTTACCTTGCCTTCTTGTATATCCTTATCAAGACCAGTGAGAAAACCTATAACACAATCCTCCTCAAAAGAGTTGTGTGGGCGGGTGCCTTGCAAATACACTCCACCACGTACAAAAGCGCCTATCTCGGTTTGGAAGGTGTCAAAGACATCCTTTTCTATCTGTGTGCCTCCTTTTTTCATGATCCATAGAGTTGTTTTAAGATATTTTCAGCCATAAGCTCGGCACTGGAAAGCACATTATAACCTTTTGCTTCTACATAGGCAGCGTAATTCTTTCCTGCCACCACAATCAGCACCAAGCCTTTGGGATATTTAGCTTTGATTTTCTCAATCTGTTCTTGGTTGTGCTTGTTTATATTCCCTTGAGATTGTACCACGCCGTCCAATAGCACCACATAGCCTACGGAGCTTCTAAGGTGACCCGTTCTATCGGTATATGAGCCATTATCTCTGGCTTCAGTGATACAGCGTTCGCCAATCTCAATGAATTTATTTGTAGCTTCATTGATATACTTTTCTTTGATTTTATCAAAGGCAATGTTTAGCTTTCCTTCTATCATTATACTATGATTTTAGTTCGTCCTACCCAATCGGCATGCTCTATGCTTTGCACTTCAAATTCCCCTAATTGCTCTCCTTTTCCACTTATAAGCCGTACCCTTTTTGCATTGAAAATATGTAGCCCATAGTCAAACCATACTGTATAGCTGCTTTGGGTAAAGGTGCTATCTTTGAAAGTCCCCCGCTGATTGTAGGTATTAGCCACAATGTGACAAGGAATAGGATCACCCCATTGAAGGGTAGCCTCTTGAGGAATACCCCTTATCAAGCAGCCGCCTGTGGTGGTCTGTACCTGCAATGTGCCATTATCTAATATCATCGAAATATGACTTTAGGTTTCTTACTCAGTTCATCCTTGAAACCTAACCGCTTACACTCATTACTGTAGAAAGCAATTATATCGTCTTTGCTTGCCCTTGCGAGGCTGGTTCCTCCTTCTGATATAGAACTGGGACGTAAGAGGATTTGTGGAATAAAGCGGATAAAGGCTATATACAAGTTTCTTTGCTCCTCTGCGGTGGCTTCACCTGACAAATCAGGAATACCTAAGTCTAAAAGGTCTGCCTCAGTGAGAGAAAGCCCCAATGAGGCAAACCTTTGACGGAAATAATCCTTTTTAGTCATCTTAACCCATGTTAGATGTGTTAATCACAACCATACTCTGAGGAGCAGCAAAGCTCGGCATCCACTCACAACCATACTCGATAAATCGACCTTCTTCAGTACGCTGTGTGGTGATGTAGTGCCCGCCTTCCAATACGGTATAGGTTTTGTTAGGCACACGGTCAGTAAGCTCGTAAGGCTCGTGCCACATCATCTTTCCGAGTTTGGCAGTAGGAAGCAAGGCAATACGCTCATCAGCAAAGATGTTAGTGGTGGTACCATCCTCTTTCACTACATAATCCTCCACGATACGAATAGGTGGTAATCCTATACCAGTGAGTAATTGGTTTGCCATAGACTCGGTGATAATACCTCCTGAGACGCCAATTTGTGCGCTACCTAATACCATTCTGTAGGTGTCCTTGAACTCATCAGAGGCAATTACACGCTTATTGAAAGTGGTACGGGTCATTTCCATCGCAGCAAAAACACCTACCTTGGTACGGGTTTCATTGACTACTTTTTGTAAGTAGCTGATGAACTTGGTTTTCTCAGCGGAGGTAGGGTCAAACTTCATCACGGGCAATTCCATGTCAATAAGAGAGACTCCTTCCTTGTTGTCGTCTAACTTAACCTCTCCTTTACCGGTAGAAATGAGTTGTCCTACCAAATAATCCATACGCTTGTGAGGAGCCAGTGTACATTGACGAATATCGTCGGCTAAGAAGTTGATGATCTCATTCATCACCGCAGCTTGTCCTGCTCCTGCTTGGTTGTATTTGTCCGTGAGCTGCTTGATGATACTAAGGCGCTCGTTGTCCAACTGAAAGGAGTTCCCCAAGTCAGCCACCTCACCTGTGCCACTACCGAGGGTTCTGCGCTCACGGATAGGCTTGCCTGAGTTCTTGTCAATCACAGACCCCATTACCACTCCTGTAACGGTGCCGATGTAGGTTTTGAATAGGCGTGCTTTGGTCTCCTCAAAGTCCAAATAACGTTTCCATACCACCGTATCGGCAGTGGTCTGTATTACCCTATTAATCACCGCTCTGATGATTTGAGGGCTGTTAAAGAGTTTTTCTAAAGTTAAAATCATTGTTCTACTGGTTTTTAGATAAACATAAATCTTGCTCCAAGAGTTTCCTTATCCTTATCGGATACAGGTACATAGAGCTTGTTGGTTTGGATTTCATACGCCTGACCCAAAGCGGTAATAGTTGCCCCTGCTTCCTTCTTCACCCTTGCATAGTTAAGGAAATTAGCTGGGTTTTTGACTTCCTTCCCATTAGCGGTTTTAGCCTCGAAGAGGACATCACCATCTTTTACGTCAGCAATGGTAGCTGACAAGGTAAGAGTGTCATAATCGGCATTGGTAGTGTCGATGGCTGAAATGGTTGCGCCTTTCGTGCCATTACCAAGGTGCATATTTACTTTGGCAAAGCTCCCTTTCTGAACCTTGAGAGTAGTGGCATTAATTGCTTCCACAGCCTTTACGGACTTGGATACTTTGGCTGTGCGTGTCTTAAAATCTAACGCTAAGGGGGCTAAGACAGGGATATATTGTCCGTCATCTATATCGCTATCGTCAATATTGAACCCTCCTGCTAAGCGGTAGCCTGATTTTACGTTGTAGAGTTCTTTCTCTACCTCCTGACCCTTAAGGTCATACTTAATTCCTGCTGGCATCTTTTTAAAGGTTTAAGGTTTAAGGTCAATGATTAATGAACCCATAGCGTTAGTCGCTTATCGTTATTCATTAGTCACTAATTTTTTGGTTTCTTGTTCAATGAGATTAGCAATAGCCTCCTCCTCTTTCTGTGGATCGTCAGGTTTATCAGGCGCTTTGGAGTAAGAAAATCCACGTGCTGAAAGCTCTTGCTCTTGCTTGCCAAAGCCTTCTGTCACAGCATTAGCTAAGGTCTCCACTGCGGAGGTATCAGCAAAATCACGCCCCACGAGCGAATGTGAATAGTAGCTTTCTGGGATATTCTTTTCTTTCATTATCCTTACGAATTGCTCCTTAAGGCTCTCGGCTGTTTTGCCTTTTTGGAACTCGGCAAAGCTATTCTGCAAGGTATTGAGTTTCTCAATAATTGCATTCATTTCAGCATTGCCCTGATTGTCAGATGGAGCTGGAGTAGGTTCGTTGCTTTTCTCTGCTTTTGCCTTCCAATCGTCCGCCTCCTTCTTGTACTTCTCACTTTCAGCCTTGAAAGTATTGACCCGATTATCAGCATAAGACTGGAATAACTTAAGCATAGCCTCAGCCCCCGCAGTGGCAGGTTCTACTTGGCTTTCTTCTGTTACATAAGAACTCAAGTTAGCCGCCACTCCCTCAAGCACTTGCGAGCTCAACCCTAAGTGGTTATACTTAGTTTTGAGTAATTGTAGAATTTTTTCTTTGAACATAAAAAACGATATTATTATATGCAAAGGTACGCAAGTAGTTGAAAATAAGATGTATATGAGTTTGTATATAATTTGTTTTTTCTTTGTGTTTTTTTTGTTTTTTTCTTTGTATTTGAGAGGTGATACCTCCCCATAATGAAAAAAGCCCCAAACAAGGGGCTTTGTTAAAATTTTTGCTATTTAAAAATATTGTTGTACCTTTGCCATACAAATAATGGCTTTAAAGTTTTGGGGTATCCCACCAGAGAGCGGGAATGCGATACTATACGCATGTGATAGTTGTTAAGCCGAGCTTTCACCTTTAAAAACATTATTAGAAAGACTGTCTAAAAAGGCAGTCTTTTTTTATAGAAACCCTTTTATTAATTTTTTATATTTGTCTTTCTTTAGCTCTTTTTCGGTTATCTCAATGACCTTGTTATATTTATTAATTAAGGTTATATCTCCTAACTTTTTTTCATTTCTTTTCAGGTACTCAATAGATTGCACAAACAAATCAGTATTGCCATTCTCTAATTTTAAGACAATTGTACCCGCTTGCTCAAAGCCTTCATATAATTCTTTTTGTAGGGTGTTTATCTTTTTTGATTTGAGATACTTAAAATCGGCTATGGTTAGTTTTTCTTTGAACTCTACAATAGCATCGGCACTACTAATCTTATCATACTCAGGTAATAGAGCTACTGATTTTCCTTTCTCGTTAAGTGCTTTTGCCATTGCTAAGGTGTTATTTAGGCTTTCTCCTTTACCTCTATGGAGGTCAAAGATAACAGTCTTAGCACCGTTTGTCTCGTGCTGAAAGACGAGTTTTGCCCTATTATCGTCTATGATTTCCTGTAGTAGTTTTTGCTTATCTGCGTTGTGTTTTATCTTCTTCAAACGCTCAACAATCACAGGTGAGAAAGGTTCAAAGGCTACATAAGTACTCTTACTAAAAGGTTGTATTGCTTGTATAACCTTTTGGGAGATACCCTCACTTTGAACATCTACTCCCCATAGAAACATCGGCACACTACTTGCGGTTGTGATTTTCTCCTCATTGGAGATTATCCAATTTGTCAGCTTAGGGTTTATGGCAAGCTCTTTCCCTTTTAGGTCAGCCTTGAAAATAGGGGTCATATAGCAACGGCAATTAGGGTGATTACCTACCCATACAAAGCTTTTGGGATAGATACCTTTCATCATGTCGCAAATCTCACAACCGTAGGGGTGTCGGCTCCGCTTGATTTCGTACCCTGCTATCATGTCTATAGACTGCCAGCGCTCTATATCAGCCTTGCGATAGGCGATATTGATTTCAGTACGTGCCAGGCGCTCGGCATTCTTGTAAGCAGAGCGATACACCCCTTGCCCGCTGTGGTATTCCTTGGCTTTCTTAGATAGCTGTAATACCCCGTTTTTATCACGATAACGACGAAACAGGCTATCAGGATTGCGCAAATACTTCTTTAGGATGGAGGCTAATTCGTTGGCTGGTGTGCCCTCTGAAATAGCTATATCCAATGCCATTTCTATCTCTGTACGATACTGCTTAGATAGGTTCCATACACGGGCAGAGCGAAGGGCTTCTGTCTGTATATTCTTTTTCCTCAGTGGCTTAAAGGATTCGTTTGCCCCTTGTATGCCATCGAATACCTCCTTGAACTTGTTATGAGAAATATTGTAGTGCTTATCTACATAGAAATTCATCTTTTGAGAAAAGGTATTTTGGAAGCGCTCAAAAAGGCTGTTTATCTTTTTATTAAGCACGGGATATAGAGCAAAGGTAAATAAATCACTTCCCTTGTTCAACGCCTGCATACCATAATACAGCACGGCCATTTTAAGCACCTCGTCCAATAACTGTAGGAGCTTGGATACATCTTTCTCTGTTTGGTTTTGGTGGTATTCGTTCCACTGTTCTAAGTCCATATTTTTTCAGTGATTAAGGGTTCGTTACTCGTCATTTGTCGTTAGTCACTAAACACATCTTTTCCTTTTTCTTTCTCTATTTGGGCGAGTTCTTCATCTATCTTGTCGGTGATACCTGCCAATATAATTCCCTCCTTGAGCGAGGCTACTCCTCCTTGTACGGCACTAACAGCATCGGCTATACGTTCGGTAAGGCTGTCTATCATATAAGGGACAATCTCTATATTAACTTGTAGCCGTTTAGCCACTGGAGCATATTTAGGGATAAGACTGCCAATGGCTGATAGGAGGAAGTTAATACGACGCTGTAAAAACTCTTCTACGGTCTCGGCGTGGTTGCTTACTGCCATGTGTGTACCCATAAACATAAACTTGAAAGCCTTCCCACTCAAAGTATTTCCGAGACCCTGCAAGGCTTCAAAGGTGATTTGCGGGGTGTTAGTAAGGGCATAACAACGAGAGGTAAGGTTGTCAAACTCTAACTTAGCCATGTCTGGGGACTGCTGCCAAGTGAGGTAGGATACTTGAGCATCGTTTTCGAGTTGGATTATCTCACTTGTCATTCCCTTATTGCGTACGCCTACGACTTCACCTGAAGCAACCATTTT